CACTGCGCCTTGCGCTTGGCGGGAGATCGAAAACCGCAATCAAGCAGAAGGTGGCGGGCTTGATCAAGCATCGGGACCTGGTCGGCGCATACGATCAGGCGTGCAACAACACCTTTCGTGACATAACCGAAAGCAGAGGTTGGGTCGCCCATGCGTTCTACTGCGCCTTCTGGGCGCTGTTCAATTTCGAAGACTACAAGTCTGGGGTAGATGCGGTTGTATCACTGGGTCCCGAGGCGGGTGTGAAGGCAAAATTCTGCTTCCCAGGCAAATGGAAGCGAACCGAGGTCATCTGCGGTGACACCGACACCAACGGCGCCATCGCGGGGGCACTCATGGGTGCTTACTATGGGATAACCGAGATTCGCAGTGACCCCGTCACCTCCAACAACATCAAAACCGTACTGGACTGCGACCCCAGCCAGGGAGACATCCGGCGACCTGAGCGCTACCTAATGAACCACAAGAACCTGGTCGGACTAGTGGAGATAGCTCTCAACCTCGAGTAAACGCTATTCTGGAACCAGACGATTTGCCCCCCTAAATCCAAAAAAACGCGTTTTGGTCTGTTTTCGAAAACACTCGCCTAAATCCAAAAAAACGCGTTTTGGTCTGTTTTCGAAAACACTCGCCTAAATCCAAAAAGTCCAACCCCACAAATCAAAAAGATTAACAACCCCTCCTATGCTTCGAGCCTCTGCCTCTTACGGCTCCTTTCCTCTTGTTGGTATTTAGCCTCCCTCTCATCGGCTTCCAATTCAGCCCATTCCTTGAACATCTGCTTTTTGGCTTGCAAAATCGTTCGGCACTCCAGGTAGAGCGACTTTTCCGCTTCAAACCGAGGCCGCCACACCTTCTCGTTCTCGATAGCCATATACGCTGCAGTTCCGTTCATAGCGATCTGCATCCCCTGCTCTCGTGGCGCACCAGGGGGCTCACTGTTGGTGAACAACAAGGTCTTAATAATATCAACATTGTTGTTCATGTCAGCGAGGTGCTTGTCAACTTGAGGGTGCTTATCATCATAAGCTTTGAGACACCTGTTAACCTTCGCCGCGCCGTTGGCTATGTCATTCTCATATTGTTTCCAGTCTGGTTGGCCTTCTTTCGGACTCAACCTGCTAAGCCCCTCCCGTAGCTCTTGCGCCTCAGTCATCTCACCCGCTTCGATATCGAAGTACTTGGGTATGTAGACCGGGTATATAGTTGTTCCATCGACAAAGGAAAACTCCATCGTATTCAAACTTTTCGTTTTTTGTTATTTTTTGTTATCAGTTAATCGATTAAAAACTTTTAACAAAAAATAACAAAAAAAATGTATACACCGTATTTTCTACTATTGATCTCACGTGATTCAAACGGCCGCCCTAGGGCGACCGCGGATGTGTAATGTTTGTTTGGTTTTGATTATATGTGATGTTTATGGGGTATTCTTGTTTATGGTTTTTTGATGCTTACATGAGGGGGATTTGGATGCTGATGTCGTCGCGCCAGTCGAGCCAAGGCGTGTCGATCACGCTCCGGTCGCCCCACGAGTCGTCGTCCAGACCGTGGTCGTCCATGTACTTGGAGTACAGCTTCCAGGCCTCGTCGTACCCGAGCAGCGCCGGGTCGAAGGTGTCAGTCTCGGACTCCGACTCGCTGTCAGAGTCGAAGAGGTCCTGCTTGACCGCATTGACCCACTTGGTCTGCGTAGCCACCTTGGTCGCCTTGACCACCTTGACCACCTTGGTGGGCTTCTTCAGGATCTTGACCGGCGTCACCTTCTTCGGCGCCGGGCCGCAGCCCACCAGTTCGCTCTGGTGGTGGGCAAAGGTGCACCGTTTGTTGGTGCACTTGCCCACGTATCGGCACATCTTGGTCTTGCGCAGCTCGGCAATCGTGTGGGCGTAGCCGCAGTCCTTGCCCCACTTGCACTCCTTCGGGTCCCGGCACATGGCCGTCTTGAACTGGTTGAAAGGCTGCTGGGTGGAAGTCATGGTGTAGATTGATTTGAAAGTGTTTGAGAGAGTGTGTGTGACAATGTTGTTGTCGTTCGTTGTATAGCATCCGAATGAACCACCTCCCCGTGTCCTAAGGCTGGTTATAAACAACATTTACATGCCAGCCGGCGGAGGGCGCGACCCCATTTGCTTGCCCTTGCACTTCAGGGCCCTCAGAGATTCGAACGCGGCTTGCTGCTCTGCCCCCTTCTTCTGCTGCTTGACCCCGGTTCCTATCGTTTTACCGTCGATCGTGAGGGCCACTTCGTACGTCCGGTTATGAGGAGGGCCGCTACTGCGCAGCACGACGTACTGAGGATGCCCCATCTTTTTCACCTGACAGTACTTGAGAATCTGGTCCTTGTAGTTTGTGTCGGTGAGCACCGCATCCCAGTCGACTAGGGTGTTGAAAACGTTGAGGATGAACTTGCGGGCGTACTCGAGGTTCGTGTCCAGGTAAATAGCCCCCACCCACGCTTCAAATATGTTCTCGTGCATCTTCTCTCGGTTGCGGCCGTCCAGGCTCTGTAGGTGCCGGCTCATAATCACATGGTTGCCCAAGCCCAGCATCTTGGCGAATGTGGACAGTGCTTTGGTGTCGACTAGTTTGCTGCGGACACGGGTTAGAAAGCCTTCGTCTTCGCAGGGGAACTTTTTGTACAGGAAATCGGCTGTGATGCAGCTCAGGATCGCGTCTCCAAGGAATTCTAATCTCTCGTTAGACTCAATCATGTATTTAGGCACCTTCTCTGGTGGTAAATACTTGGTTAAGCGCAGAACTGACTTATGTATTAACGCTTGGCGGTACAGGTCTAGATTGCGGGGCTTGAATTCGAGCAAACTGTGAATTTCATCGCGCGTGATGGAAGGGGAGGTCAACCGGCGCACTTCTTCAGGATCTAGATGATATGTGAGCTCCATGGTATACAATACAAAAGCCCTGTTTCCCTAAACGGTTTTTTTTATCGGTAAGGTATAATCAGGCATGTCACAGAAGCTTTGGAACGAGCTCATGGAGCAAAAAAAATGGCGAACAGTAGCAAAGCAGCTCCTGGGCGCGACCGGGAAAGAGGCACGGGCGCTGCACACCGGCGTGGCCGCAGACCTGAAGCGGGTGATTCGCAAGCATAAAAATAGCGGCCCCGTGTAATGGACCATCTACTTGTATTCGACCACATTCTCATGTACCTGCCTCTCACGGAGCAAGAGCCTCTCAACAAGCACCACGCCCAAGTCATTAAAACGAATCTATACAACGAGTGTAGCAAAGCTGCCACGTGCGCAGCGCTTCTCGGCCTCCCACCCACCGTGCGAGTGCGCGATTCGTTCTTCATGCGCATCCCGAACAGCGTTCTCATCCAGATCACCATCGCCACCCTGAACGACATCGCGGGGCACTTTGAAAGCGGGAGGTGGGGGGAGCAGAACAACTACGTGTACTGTCATGCCTTCCTCGACTTTTTCGAAAGAATAGACCTCCTCACATTCCGCTCAGAGAACATATTTTACCGTGCAGTGGCGGGCGACAGTGTATGCGACAGTGCGTGGGAAGACTCACGGGGGTTCTACCAAGTTGCTGGCGCGATGTGGGACCCTAGCCACTGGGGTGAGATAATTGACAGAAAGCACGAGACCATCATCGATATATTTGTCTGATATATTCGGTTTTAATTTCTCTGCCAACGGTAAAAGGATGAAGGCAGCAATGAAGCGTAGATTCGCGAGCAACGAACTGCACGGAACCATCGACATCTCAGACCCGGATATTCACAAGACTCTCAGCACCTACCACTACCCCGCGAACTACGTCAGCTCCGGCGCAAACATTTGTGACGACAAGTCGGAGTTTGCCCTTCTGAGGCACCAGCGCTTCGTGGCGGAGTATGTGAAAAAGAATAGCAGTGTGCTCGTGTTCCACGGTCTGGGTTCTGGCAAAACGTGCACCAGTCTGGCGGCGGCCGAGCTCTTCAAGAAATACGACAACAAAACCGGCGAAGGGGACCCCGATATAACGGCAGAGCGCGTCATCATCTGCTGCCCGGCAAAGCTAAAGGCGACCTTCGAGAATGAAATCATGGGAGACTGTGTAGCCCAGATGGAAATCAACGGCAATTCGCAGAAATACGTGAGCACCAAAGAAGAGGCTGCCCTGAAGCGGCAAAAGTCAAAAATCCGGTTAGCCGAGAGAGAGAACAACGAGGCGGCGTACATCGAAGCATCGAAGGAGTTGCGTGACATAAGGGCTAAGATTATGGAGAAGGTCTCCCTCAACTACGATATCATAACGCACGACACCCTCTACGGTAAGCTGTTCAAAGTCGCCCCCGGTGGGAAACGGGAGCCAGCAGAATACTTAGCCAAGGGAGGCCCTCTCGTGCAGCCAGGCACCCTCCTCATTATTGACGAGGTGCAAAATCTGGTGTCGTTGGACCAGTCGGTAAAGTACAAGGCTTTCCACGATGCCCTAACGTACTATGCCCACCCAAGTATGCGGATCATGCTCATGTCGGCCACACCCGTGTTCAATCGCCCATTTGAGATTGGCCTGACCATGAATCTCCTGCGACCGGAGATTCCCTTCCCCACCACCGAGACCGAGTTCGACAAAATGTTCCCCGTCGTTCGTGGGGACGCAGACACCGGGTCCGGGTCCGGGTCCGGGTCCAGCTCGGGAGGCGACGTGACACTCGACCCCAACACGTTTCGAGTGAAGAATGCGGATATTTTCAAGCACATGACTAGGGGCAACGTCACATACTTCACGGGAGGCAATCCTGCCGCGTATCCCTACGTCATCAACACGCACATCCACTCCGTCATGCTGAAACCCCAGCACGACGCTTACGTGCAAACCATGTCGGCTGAAATCGCAACCACCTTCAGCAGCGTAGACAAGGTGTTCGGGAGCATCGCAGACCTGCTGGGGGAGGACGACAAGAAGAAGATTAAAAAGGCTGCGAAGAAGGAGAACCCTGGCTTGTTCGGGCGGTCGCAGCAGTGCCTGTTGTGCGACGACATTGGCCTGTTGAAAGAGACGGGGAATAAGCAGTCGTATGCGCGTCTTAGGAAGCTGGACTACAAAGCCAAAATGGCCAAAATCAAAGGCTGGAGCATTAAGTTTTACAACATAATCAAGCTGATGGAGAGCTCGGACCGTCCCGTTTTCGTCTACATGAATTACGTGCAGCGCGGTTTGACGCTGTTCGCAAAGTGCCTTGACCTGATCGGTAAAAGTGCGTACACGAAGGGCGGCGACCCGGCAGACCTTTACGCGCTCTGGCACGGTGGCACGCCGGAGCCGGAGACGCGGGTTATCAGGGAGGCATTCAACGGAGGAAAGATAAAGCTCGTTGTGAGCACCATCACCGAAGGCATCAGTTTCCTCAACGTGGGCCAAGTCCACATTGTTTCCCCGTGGTGGAACGACAAGCGCCTCAAGCAGGTTGCGGCTCGAGCCGTCCGCTTCCGGTCCCATTGTGGAATCCCGGAAGGCGAGAGGTATGTGCACATTTTCAATCACCTCATAGTGCTGCCGGAGGAAGACGCTGCGATTAGACAAGTTATAGAGAAACAGCTCGCCAAGATCATGGATATCCCACAGTACAACAAGAAGACCGGCAATAAGGAAGAGCAGAACGCGAAGATCCGAGAGGCAATGGCCAAAGCACGCGCAGACCGCCAAAGTGCAATGACCCAAGGAGACCGGGTGCGGAAGGGGCCTGGGATGCAACAGATGAGTGTCAGAACGATCGACCAGGTGATGGAGAGGTCGGCGGTATTCAAAAGCGTGAAGAACAACCATTTCGAGAAGATGCTCAAGGAGACGGCGGTCGATGCCAAGCTCAACGCCAACGCCAATGTGGTGCAGCTACGCGAAACCTATATGCCCTTCGTTACGCGGGAGAAACTTCCGAGTAAGCGCCTCGACAAGAAGACGGGGAAGCCCAAGGATGCATACATACTGAGAGAGGATCGGAACACCTACGTCAGGCTGTTCAGAAACCCCAACACCGGGCAGTGCTACATGACCGAGCGCCAGCTCTTGGTTAGCCTGGAGGATATACTTGGGTTGAGGCAGTCCTCGTTCCGCGCATCCAGCGTCCAGCTGTGGGAGACAACCGAACAGGAGGGTGTGTTCACGAGAGCCAAGAAAGCTCCATTCGCCGGTCTCATTTTCCGCGAGGACAGAGACTTCAGCAAGCGCACCAAGGCTAAGCCCCTCTCAGCCCACATCAAGAAAGCTCCCGAGCTACACGATCTGGTGAACAAGGGGAAGGTCCTGAGAGCCGTTGGCGGCCACAGCACAAAGACCATTCGCCAACTAATCAGGCGCTGCCTCGAAAAGACGGGTCAGATCGACCTGCTCAAGCAAATCAGCAAGAAAAACTGGCAGACGCAGATGTTCGACACGCTCGTCAAACTGGGCCACGGCGGCAAAACGGAGAAGAAGCAGGCCCTCAACTTCAGAATATGGACCAACTTCGAGTCGGACGACAGACGCATACATCACTTCAAAACGACGCTTCTGCCCCATATGAATTATTCAGGAGACCACGAAAAAGCCACTTGGAAACAGCTCGCCAACGCGTATATCAAACAACACAAACTGGACGTAAAATATGTGAAATGAAGAAATTAATAATATGGGCTACCACCAAATGTCCCAAAAAGCGAACTGGACGTTGGAAAACTTCAAAAAAATGCCGCGCGACGAGCTCCTCAAGTGGATGGCTGAGCAGCTCTCTTCCGAGCAGATCCTCGACTGCATCCAGTCCGAGGGGATGACGAGTGCGTCTGGCAGCGCGAGCAGGTCGACATCGGGCTCTACGCCTTCGCCCAAAAAACCATCGCCCAAGCAGAATTCTGCGTCCCCGAAAAAGAATGCCTGGACAGCACTCCTCAAGAAGGCCATGAAACGGGGCTCCAGTTCGTCGAAGTCGAGTACGAGCTCGCGCGAAGGTTCGAGTTCGGCCCGGCTGAAAATACTGCCGTCCAAGGGCGCCCGCGGCATCACTGCCCTCAATCGAGTGAAAGGGGCCACCCATGTAGTGATATTGGGCTGGAGACCAAAAATGGGGCGTTCGCCGGAGGCTTACATGGTCGCGAGGGCTATCAGGGGCGGCAAGTGGATAATCGAAACCGCGGCAGCTAAGGCCACGGACAAAAAGATTGACGAACATGTGGCCATGAAAGAGCCCAAGGGGGTGGTAAAGACCGCCGAAGCTCTCGAGGAATCCCTGCAAGCTAAATTCAAAACAACTAAGGGCAAAAAATTATTCAAGCATATTGAATTCTTCGACAAGCCAATCGGTGCCAAGATTCAGGGAGTGGGCGGATCTAGCTCCAAGTCAAGCTCAGGGTCTAAGTCAAGCTCAGGCTCAGGCTCCAAGTCGAGCTCAGGGTCTAAGTCAAGCTCAGGCTCCAAGTCAAGCTCAGGGTCTAAGTCAAGCTCAGGCTCAGGCTCCAAGTCGAGCTCAGGGTCTAAGTCAAGCTCAGGCTCCAAGTCGAGCTCA